GACAAGGAGAGAAGGAAAAGGTAGTTCGAGTGAAACATAGGGTAGTTTTAAGTTGAGACCATCAGGCGTTACAGAAGCGTCAGGAATTAATCCTGCTTTAGCTCCTATACATAAAGATGGAATAGGCCATGATAATTGTTGACCGAATAGTTTTACAAAAGGTTTGGGCTTTAAGCCTGCACCAAATGTACTAGCGTTAGCACTCATAGATATAGCTACGAATGCTCCAATCAGGATTATTGTTTTTTTCATTACTGTAAATCCCCAGATAGGGAAAGTCGTTTATCAACCATTGCGTGAAAAGCTTGATCACCAGCTTGATACAATGGATTACTCATGTCTTGTTTCATTTCATACAAGGAATTGTAACCTCCTACAGATTGTGGTTTTCCACCTTGTATTAATTTAGGTTCTTGCGTTTGACCTGTTGGGCCTCCGACTGCATTAAAGCGAGCCCACATCCCTTTGATGGCTGAGTGCATGTAGTCACCTCCAGCTTCTATTTGGTCATTGTAAGCGTTGACTTCAGCTGCTTCTAGATTGTTAGTCATCCAGTCAGACATCTCTTGGTAAGCTTCTTTTCCACCTGTCATGTCATAGACTTGAGCTTCTTGAGCGTCAGCTTTTAACTGACGGCCTTCAATGTATCCGTCTACGACTTCTCTACTTAACCCTTTTTTAAGGAGGGCCGCATAACTTTCATCTTCAAGCCCCCCTTTTTCGAGGTACTCATCTTCGTATTGCTTAAAGTCTTCGGTCGATAAGAGATTGTTATCTGCCGCTTGTTGGGAAGAGAGTTTTTTCTCAAGACTTCCGTAGGCTTTGGCAAGAGCTTCGGGGTTTTCGAATTTAGGTGGAAGCCATTCCGGTCTATCGTTTCCCGCTTGCTCTTCTTGTGGTTCTTGTGATTCCTCCGGTGCTTCAGAAGCAATTGTTTCGTCTGGTGCATCCGGCGGTGTTTCTCCTGCTCCTAGGATTACTCTCTCCATTATTTGTAGTACTTGTTATGTTTTTTTGGTTGAAATCCCGGCCCCTTATCGGGAACAGGACGAGATTTAGGTTTCTTTTTCAGTGATGCTTTTACTTTGGAGACATAATTCACACGCTCTTGTTTGCTCATTTGTTCTCCAGACTTAACTGTCTTAGACATCTTACCTGTATCAATATCAGGCACTGCTTTACGTTGCTCAACTTTTAAAGGTGACCGACTACCGAACGGAATGTTCCGACCGAACTTACTATTCTTTTTTTTAGTTTTAGCTGGCATATTTATTTAGATTTCTTCTTACGCGCACGAGGTTTGCAACAACTTCCGTCACAACAGTCTTCAAAACAATCTTTATTAGTACACATATTATTGTTGCTGGGCTACTTGCTGGGCCATTTGAGCGGCTCCTTCAGGGTTATCTTTAGCCATAGCTCCCGCTGCATTCACTACATTTGGGGCTACATTTTGCATCATTTGATTCTGTTGGGCGGCTTCTTGTTCTGCTTGAATCTCTTCATCAGTACGAACCAACCCTTCTACATCGATGCCCAAAGCTGTTGCTCTACGTTTGAGGTAGTTTCCTGTATCTACATACTTAGCAAACTCTTCGGGGCCTATTAATTGTTGCACCCCGCCTACAAAAGTATCTAGTTTATTAAGGTCGTGACCTCTTCCTAATGCCTCAAGCCCTGTTACGATCGTTGTCTTAATGATTTTCTTGGGTAACTTAGGTAAGCGACCAGCCTTAGCCATCCTATCCATCAGCCTATTAACTAAAGGCATCTGAAATTCCTGCGACAAAATAGAGTACACACCGCCAAGAACGTCTTCAAGCTCTTGAGCCATAAAACGTATCTCTTCAGCTGTTACTCGTTCACCGCTTCGTTGGATAGAAGAATTCATTAAGAAGGCAAAGCCTAATCGTTCTTTGATTCCTTCGACCGTGTCCGAAGTAACTCGGAAGTCAGCAAACTTTTCCATCTGTAAGACTGTGACATCTTGCGAATTCCCCTGAACAATAGCCCCATTAGGACTATTAGATAAAGTGCGTGGGCGTGTGGTTCCATTTGGATTTACTAAAAATAATACTTTTGCTGCAGCTGCGCTACCTTCAACGAGTGCTTGAGTCAGACCTTCAAGAGATTGTAAGTCACCTATATATTCCTCAATAAAACCTCGTCCATAGTTTTCGTTTTCAATTCGAGTGTAACGTAAAGGCATCCACGGGTTCTTATCTAAAGGATATTCACCAGCTGCTTCTTCTATGTTAACGTCAGCTACTTCTTGTCTGACTTTCCACTTCCCTTGATCTCGATAAATTCCTGTATATACATCAACCGATTTCTGATTGTTAGGCCCCGGCGATTCATTCATGGTTTGTCCTGACGCGGCCACTGCTTCTTGGACATAAGTAGGTAGTACTTCAGGATCAATAGACTCCCTAACAATGACAGACTGAACATGCCCCATTGGATCACGCTTGCAGACGTATCGATCCAAGTTAAATACACGGAGTCCTCCCTTATCAGGTACATAAAGAAGTACGTTGCCAGCTACGATAAGCTGTTTCAAGGCTTCAAAGACTCCGACTCGTACTGCACTAGTCTCGACTTCAGACTGCACTGCTCGTTCAATTTCAGACAAAGCTTTTTCAATCTCAGTCTGTAGTGCTGGATCAGATTGTTCTCCTGCTTTTTCTAACTCAAATTTATCAATAACAAGCCGAAAGAACGGACTGTTAGGAGGGAGTAGTGCAAGTAATAATTTGGAAGCTAGGTTGTTAACGCCTCTGGCTCCGACACTTTGGTACGGCGTAGCATATTCGGTATGTGCGCCATTAGAATCAGGAGGGACGAGAAAAGGTATAGTGAGATTAGCAGAATCCCTAGCGCGGCGTAGATAGGCATCACGATCACCTTCGCAGGCCGCATAGTACGATTTAAGTGATCCCTCATGCATTGGATGAATACACTCCTCCCGATCCACGGCTTGAGTTGACCCCAGAAGGTGGAGCTACTTTAAGGTCAGACCTTCCTGTACCTCGTAAGCGGGTTTTAGTTTTCCCTCCATAAGTTGGGCGCTTTCTAGCTACTTTAGCTGGAGCGGTAGGTGGAGGTGGAGCCTGCACTGGAGCAGGTGGTTTAACTACTTTAGGAGCTTTAGGTTTGAATAGACACATTATGTAATTCCTCGTTGATACTAGTGAGAGCTCGCACAACAGACAGTTGTCCTTGTTTGAACCGTATAGTTTCTAGATCGTCATCTTTTTCTGGCATCCGGTCAGGGAATACCTCTCGCAGCCACACGATAAGAGCTTGCTCGACCGGAGGCAACTTCTCAGTAACAGAGTTTAGTGGAAGATCAAGTCCCATTTTTAGATAATTTTAAGGGTTTCCATCATAGTTACAAGAGAAGTGTTCAATTCTTCCTTTGTTTTATCGTTGTTTAAAACGTAATCAAACTCAGAATAATCATCTAAATCTTTCTCAGTCACGTGTGCATCGACGTTGCCGGGATACAGTCTAGGGTCTCTTCTTTCTACTCTGACTAACTGTCCTCCCCGATCTCTAACAAAGTCAGCTTCGTTTTTAAAGCGAACATCTGTAATAAATAGCATGTCATAATGGCTAGTAGAGTTGGCAACAATCTTATCCATTTTGTTTAACCAATAATCACTACCATTGAAATGCCTTCTGAAGTCTGTACCCCACACCTGAAGGAGAGTTCTGAAGTCTTGCTTATGTTCTTCTATAAACTCTACTCTAAAACCAGTAATCACAGAGACCTCTTGTTTTAAAGGGTCAGCAAAAGCTACTCGTCCTACTTTTTTACCGTATTCTCGCCTTAATATATCGGCAGCTTGAGAAAAGGCAGTGTCCTTACCGCTTTGTTTTTTACCACATAATCCTATAAGTTTCATTTTGGTTTCCAATAATTTATTTTCCCATTCTTCGGATCATAGTCTCCGTCTCTGAGAATGTGTGCGAGTCGCGCTTGTTTCAAAGCATCTTCTTCAGTTAAGTTTTGCTTTGTGTATGCTTCTACTACTGCTTCCCAAGTAGGTGACTCTGATAAAATTCTTTCAGCTCTTGCTGGGCCTATTGATGGACAGCCTATATAACCATCAGTACTGTCGCCTATTAATGTTTGATATAAATGGTATCGATTAGCTTGTTCAACTGTAACTTTTTGAATACCTAAATCTGTTTTGTTAGGGTTGTATAAGAGGCAAGGTAACGTCAGCATGTCTTTATCAGTAGACACAATAATCTTCCTACTTCCTTTTCGGAATGCTTTATCCGTAGCCCAAATACCTAACAGATCGTCAGCTTCTAAAGGTTCTGTTAAGACTGCATTCCATTCTTTAAATAAATGCTGTCGCAATGCAGATAGACCCATAGGTTTACGACTATGTGTTCGAGAGTATTTGTAAGTCGGATCAACATCTCGTCTAAAATTTTCTGATCCTGTTAGTGCTACTTCTACCGCATCAGCTTTTAAAACTTTTATTAAGTGACCAAGGTCAGACTCTAGCTGGGCTACTGCTTGTCGCATGTCAGTCCAGAGAGTCCACACATCATCGCCCCAGTCTGTAGCTACTTCTGATCCGCTTGCATGTTTGTAAGCGAACACATCTCCATCTATTAAAATTGTTGTCATGGTTTAGTTAGGTGTTTGTGTAACCATTGAAATACTGAAGGGTTATCCTTCCAAGCTGTAGAGATTCCAGTCTCCATCCGCGATACTATATCTTCTTCTTTCATTTTATCAGTGACCCCCATACTAGTGTATATAATATGAAGCATTTCGTGTAACAAGGTAGCCGCCGTAGTTTTTTGGGGGAAACCTTTTGTTATAGAAATTATACATTTGTTTAAATCTACATTGCCATGATCTTCAGAACTGTGAACCCATTGGACTTTATAGGTTTGATTCAGGATGCTAATTTTAGTGGGCCTTTTTAAGTAGGTTCCAGTTTTCTTTGAACTCATCGTACTTGCTTGGTCTGGTTTTGTGGACGTTGATCCACGCTCTGTTAAACTGATCGAAAGGAATAACGTAAGTTGTATCTGTAGGTATTACATGGGCTAACAATACAGAGTATCCTTTAGTAGCTTTAATTCTATAGAAGCCGTGAGAAGTACAGTAGTTTGTAGTCCTCATTTGAACCGTGTTAAAGACGCCTTCGTATTCTGTAATAAAATCGTAACTAGTATTCAAAGAGGGAGTAGATACGTGGTATCCCATTGCTATTAATTTCCCTTTCATATTTAGTTCGTAAGCGATTCCTAACCGTTCAACTCTAATGTGTTTTTGCCCAGTTTCGTCCGGCTTTGGCTTCCCCATCGAGGGGGCATCTAAACCCAAGCACTTCTCCTGCCTCTTGTATCGATTTGACCGCATCCTTACTCACTTGCTCCACGTAAGAGGGAAGGACTTCAAGTTGAAACTCGTCGTGTATGTGTGCTACAAAAGCCCACTCTTTCCCATGTTCTAGCCCCTCATCTGTTAATTTATTGTACAGGAGGACGGTAGCTTGTTTCATAATAACGGCTCCCGCTGATTGTAACAACGTGTTAAGAGCAGCGTGTTCACTACGTATAAATAACTTGCGACCGTCCAGACCTCGCAAGTGGTCTCTACCATTTAAGGCATTACTTACACAAGACTTTAGTTTTGCTAGAGCTGGTAAGCTTTTTAGGAATTTCTCCTTAATCTTTTTACCGGCTCCTCTACCTTTACCTATGATTTCACCGATCTTCATATCACCTGCACCATATAAAAATGCATAGATAAATGTCTTGGCATTGTCTCTGGTTGGTAAGCCTGCAGCTAACTGATTCACTACATGAATGTCTTCCTTCAGTAGCTTGTTAGTGTAGTCACCGTTGTCATAAGGGGCTAAGTAATGAGCGAGGCAGCGAAGCTCTAGGCCAGCTGCATCACAACCTACAAGCACCTTACCATCGGTAGCTTTGAATAGAGATCGGCACTCTTCACCATAAGGTGATCCCACTCTAGGAACTTGAGCCACATTAGGATTACTATGAGTACACCTTCCGGTCACTGCACCATTAGTATTAACCCTGCCATGCATCCGTCCATTCTTCTCTAACTTGAGCCATGCTTGTTGACCTTCTGCCAGCTGACCCATGCGTTTAACAAGTAATAGATATTCATTCAACAGCTCAACAGATTCCTGATTCTTATCCAGTTTGACGCCTGATAAAACTGACTCATCTACTTTAGGTTTACCTTCATTAGTAAATTCTTTTGGCTTCCAGCCCCAGCGTTGTAATCGGTCAGCTATATGATCTCGGCTGGCTGGATTAAACGGAACTAGCTTTAATTTACATGGCCCTTTAGTGATCTCTTTGTCTTTGAAGCCAGCCTCCTTTGCCACTTTCTTCGTAGGAAATAATCTTCCTCCAGCTTTGGCAAGGTGTGTCTTCATAGGAATCTTATCATCAGGGAAAAGAGCTTTCAGCTGCTCAAGTAAATCAATCTTTCTAGTAGAGAGCGTGACATATAATGCACGTGCAGCCTCAAGATCAAAACAGAATCCGTTCGTCTCCATCTTCTGTATGCACCAAGCAAATTCATGCTCCAAGTCGATGCACTTCTGATCCCACTCTTCTGCTAAAAAGTATTCGTATAGTTTCTTGGTCACCTGAGTGTCCTGTTCGCAGTAGTCCACCATCTCAGGACTATACTCATCGAACCCATGTGTTTCTCCATACTCATCCTTGTGTTCACCTAATCTATACCCCCAAGCCTTCAAGGAATGTGATCCCTGAAGTTTGAGAGGTAAGTAGTTAGGATTCTTTACAATCTTAGCCCGATCTAAATCACCAATGTTAGGGAACATTAGACGTGACATTAAGAGCGTGTCAGTTGTCTTGCTGATCAACTGTTTCCATTTAAAAAAACCTAACTGGACTAGGCAAGGTAAGTCGTAATTTATAATATTGTGACCTACTAGTTCATCTGAGGCTAAAAGAAAATCTACACCTTCAGCTAAATTTTTTGGCCCAAATCTATGGACAACTCCAGTGTCTGCATCGACACACACAATGCACCAAAGCTGATCCACTGCATCAAGCAATCCGTTTGATTCTATATCAAAAATCAGGCGCATCGTTTTCCTCCTCTTCTGGGGGTTCCGTTTCAGTTAATCTTCCAGTCTCTTCGGAAAACTCTAGCCATGCAGCATTACCTGTTTGTCCTGACCAACGGTTCTTCAGAATCCTAACTGTCGTGAGTTTAGAAGTTTCAACATTTTGCTGATCCCGTTCCAGCCCTATGACAATGTCCGAGAGTTGAGCTATAGCAGCTGAACCTCTGAGCTGTGCTAAGGTAGTACGAGCGCCTTCTTCATGGCCCTTGCCATCCGGTCGTTTCAAGTGACTGACAAGTATCAAACCAAACTTAAGCTCTTCAACAAGGCTACGTAATTTGGTCATCACGTTGTCAATCATCCTACGCT